ACTTTCGAGTTCGCATCCGGCGCAGCGTTGTCGAAGTCTTTTTTCGCGGCCACCGCGGCAGTCCCGTCAGTCTCGAGGTTGACGATGATAGTCTCTTCGTCTATCTCGACCGACAGCGGGCTGTTGATGACTCCAGGATTTTTGAGCTGGATCTTGAGGTCGTTCCCGGCCTCTCCCGATTCGACGGCTGTTACGAGTATTCCAACCTCAGCGTCGGGCGTGTTGTCGATCTCGAGTTCCACGCTGGCCGCTACGGGCGGATCGTTCTTCTCAACCACTGGTTCGGTCGGATTGTCAAGCACCGACTGCGAATTCCCTCCGACGATGGTCCCGGCCTTGACGATGTACTTGCCTTCGTCGTTGACTATCACGCCGGTCTTATCGACGAGAACAGGGGTCGCTATGAATTCGTTGTGCTTGAGAATCGTCTTCGTGGCATCATAGCTTGATTTCTCAAATTTGCTCATAGTTCTCTTCCCTCCTTAATTGCCGAAGTATTCTTTCTGAGCTTTCACGATTTCTTCGGCCTGTTTTCTTTCTGCTGCGAGTCTCTTTCCTAAACTGCTAGCATCTGTCGGAGCGACTTTTCCGGGCTTCACGATTCCGTCCGGCCCTTTCTTCTTCAGCTCTTCCAGGTGCGCAGCCTTCGTCTTCTCGATGTTGCTCGCCAGAGTCTCAATCGACTTCAAGATCTCCGGCTCGTCGGTTCCGGTCACGAGATCTCCCCAGAGTTTCGGATCGAGCCCTTTCTCCGCCAGCTTCTCCCTGGCGAGGACCTTCAGCTTTTCGGCCTCGTACTCCTTCTTCAGGGTTTCCTTCTGCTGCCTCTCGAGTTCGAGAAGCTCCTTCCACTTGCCTTCAGCTTCGAGCTTCCCCTTCTTGATTTCTTCTTCGAGTTCTTTCTTCGCGTTCTCCCTCGCTGTCTGGGCCGCTTTCGTGGCTATGCGGTCAAGCTCAGATTGCTTGTCCTTCTGGAGCTTGTCCCAGACACCTTTCGGGATCTTCACGCCCTCGAACTCGACGAAGGCTTCAGGTTCGGTCTTTTTCTCCGGTTCTTTCTTCTCGCCCGGCTTTGGATCTTTCTTGTCGGTTCCTCCACCTGAAGTGACAGTCCCTTCGCTCCCGTCTGCGAATGACTGAAAGACTTCCTGGAGTACCCGCCTTATGAGTTCTTCCATTGCTCATACCTCCCTTGCGTTAAGTTACGTTAATGTCTCTATAATTAACGAATGTTCGTGACATGATTAAACGGCCTCTAAAGGCTTGAGAATCGTTGTGTAATAACACCGGCAGTGCGGATGGGGCATTGTCGGCACTTTGTCGGCAGGATACGCGCCCGGTCCGAGGTCGTAGAGATCCGCCGTCGCCAGATTCTCACAGACAGAACAGTCGTACTCGGTTCTCGAGCGATTCCACTTGATCCCCTTTACGAACGTCAAGCTCTTAGCCTGTTCCACATACGAGGTCCTGTACGCCCTTTGAATCTCGGTTCTCGCCACCCTGGTAGCGTTGTAGTCGAGCTTCTTCTTCACATACTTCTCGATAGCTCTTTGAGCATCCTCAGGCGCGAGATCGGCTATGAATCTCTGCATCTCTTTCGAGAGTTGAACGGGCTGCTGGTCCGCGAACTCGAGGAACTGCTTTCCCAGAGATCTTGCGGATTTTCCTAACTGAATGTTCCTCGCTATCGTGTTCTCCATCGTCCTCTGAAAGTTGGCCGCGTCTCGCCAGATCCGATCCGAGAGAGTCAAACCGTCCTCGGCCACGAACTTCAACCATGAGACGGTTGCGGGCTTGTTGAAGTCGAGGAATTGAACCCACCTTTCCCCCACTCTTTTATACGCCGCTCCGGAGAAGATCGAATAGACGTTCGAGCCTCTCTCTACCCTGAACTGTTTCGGGACCTGTTTCTCCAGCTCTCGAAGGTACGCCTTCCTTGCCGCGACCTCCGTCCGGGGCAGAACGTCATCGAAGAGTCCTTCGAGTTTGAGGCCGTACTCCCGAGCGATCGCGCGTATCTTCTTCTTCAGCTCTGGCGAGAATTTCGGGATGCGCGAATCTACCGCCTCTCTCATGGATTCGAGAACGGGTTTGAGGACCTCTTCGAGATACCGCCTGTCCCATTCGCTCATGAGAGCGAGATCTGCTCTCATGGATTACCGCCTTCCTCCATCTCCTGAAGAGTCCCGGCTCTGAGGACATTGGCCGAGGTTTCGTTCTCCTGCTCGATCATCTCCCAGACTTCTTCAGGAGTCTCGTCTATGTCAAGTAAGCCGACCACGAGCTTCGAGCCGATCTGTTTCGGCAACAATCCGGCCGCTATCGCTTCGGAGATGATAGAGATCTTCTCGCTCGCGTCTTCGTTGAGGACAGGCTGGAATGAAACCTCTACGTTCCAGTTGAAGCCGAGCATCTTTCCGGCCATGTTCCAGATGTCCTTCAAGGATTCCCTGAGCCTAGAGCGGTAGTCTTCGATGACAGAGATGAGATCGGTGAGTTTCAATGCGATCGCGTAGCCCGAGAGTCCCGAACCGCTGGCAATCTCGGCAAGGAGAAGCTCGGGGTATTCTTTCATCAGGGCTTGCTTGATTCTCTCTTTTTCCTCGGCCGCGATCTTCATCACGTTGCCCTGCATCTCGAGGTACTTCGCCGTTCCCTCTTCCATGTCCCAGATCCTTGCGTATTTCCTCGACTGCTGCTGTGTGATGTACTCGAAGCCTTCCTCCTGGTTCGTGTGTTCGTTCTGGGTGTCGTCCTCTATCTCACCGAACTTTCCCACGATCGGAGGGTTCGCGTGGAGGTCCGAGATCTCTCTGAGATCCCATTCGAGCTTGTTCACCAGGTCGATGGAGTCGGCTATCGAATCGACCCTGCCGAGCCCGATTGTCTCGTCCTTGCCCGAGAGTCCGAAAAATTCGATGAAGGGAACGAAGCCCCAGGCGTTGACACCGGATTTCTCTTCGATCTTCTCGCCTCGCATGAAGTATTCGAACTCCGTCTCGGAGATCTTGATGACTATCGGATTCTCTTCGTCGTCGAAGCCGTGAAGTTCGACGTATGTGACCTGCCCGGAGGAATCTCTCTTGACTTCCTTGACCTGCGACTTCTCGTACATCACGAGGTCGATCGACTTGACGGCCTTTCCGTCGTTCACAGGTACAGCCTGAACTCCGACGTATCCCTCCATGAGGACGAAGAGGGCGATCCGGGTCTTGAGAAAGTCCCAGTTATTCCAGTCCTTCAGAGCCTCGAGGGCTGCGTCATACCTTTCCTCGACCGTGAGTTTCAGCCCCTTCAGGAGCAGGGCTTTGTCGGTGTTGATGATCTTCCTGACGGGGTTGAACACCTGCGAGACTGTCCTCGTCAGGTTTCGAACCTCGTTGTACTCTTTCGTGTAGGCCGTCTTTCTCTCATACAGCCGCCATAGGACTTCTGTATCTTCCATCTGCAACATTCAAATCACCTCAATCTCCTGACTCTCACTCTCGTTCTCGGCCTGTCCGCTCCCGAGATCTGTTCTACCAGTCCGGTCACAGCGTCGGGAGCGTCGTCGTGTTCGTTCTTCCCCTCTTTCTGGTAGTTGTTCATGGCCGCGAAGAAGTCGGGCCAGCGATCCCGCCAGTTCCAGGGGAAGTACACGTGCTGGACTACATAGCTGCTATTTGAAAGGATTCTCGCCTTCTTGTTCTTGCTCTGGTGAAACCACTTGATACCCGGCTTCCTGCTCTTGTGGACCTCCCAGAGGATTCTCTGAACGCTCCGGGCGAATCCCCGGCCTCCGTTGTTCGATTCGATGATGGCCTCGTCAACGTCGAACGAGTGAAGTCTCCGGGCAGTCTCGGGTTCGGTTATCTCCATCGCGTCTTTCGTGTAGTACACATCGAGAATCCACGCTTCCTTCTCCCTGACACCCGCAACGATGTTGCAGAGATAGTCGTCGCCCTGGTCCGCCGTGTCGGCATAGGCCACTATCTTCTCAAACTCTTCAGGCGTGGAATTGTAGAGAAGGAAGTTCGAGTAGAGCTTCCCTTTGATATCTACCGGCTCCTGATGAAAGTTGGCCGCGAAGATAGCCGGGTCCATCGTCTTTTTCAGTTCTTCGTATCTCTGCCTCGAGAGAAGATCCTCGCACAGCATCTTTCCCTCGTGAATCGCTTCGTGCTTCATCACGTACCAGTCGTTGGCCATATCGCTTTCGAGAAGCCGTCCGCATATATCGCCTTTCGCCCATCGGGTCATGCAGATGATCTGGAGGCCCGTTAAATGACCCGATTCTCTCTCGAGATCTTCGTGAGTCTCCATTCTCGTAGCGAATGTATTGGCCCACCAGTCCCATTGACGTTGAAGAGCGTTCTCGTTGAAGGCTTCTTCGACGTTCTTTATCGGGTCGTCGGTTTCCTGAATCGTACAGCCTTTACCGGTCGCACTTCCTCCGATACCGACACCCTTGTATGAGAAATACTGTCCCTCGAGACTCCATTTCATGTAGGAAGAATCGCCTTTCTTTATCTTCGTGTCCGGGAAGATGTCGTTATAGACGATGACGTGAGGCTGGTCTCTCTCTTCCTGGATAGCGTCTCTGGTGTATCTCGAAAAGTCCACGGCCACGTCGTCGTTGTACGAGCCTGTCATGATTCGATTTCGGGGATCTTTGCCGAGAATCCAGGCGTTGAAGAGAACCAGTGTTCTCGACTTCCCAAACCTCGGAGGCATATTGATCATGAGTTTCCGGTACGGCTGCCCGTTCGGCTTCAAGAGACGACCTTCGTACAACAATTGCAGGGTGTTGCAGAGATCTTGCAAGTGATGCCGGTCGTCTCGGTAGAAGTCTGGAGCTTTGAGCTTGCAGAAATGCCAGAACGACTCCCTGGCAAGTCTGATGTTCAGC